TACTACATTACCTGGTGGTCAAAACTTAGGTGAGTTAGAAGATGTTAAATACTTCGAAAAGAAATTATACAAAGCACTTAGTGTTCCAGTTTCACGTTTAAATCCAGAATCTTCTGGTTTCTCATTAGGTCGTACTAATGAAATTACCCGTGACGAATTAAAGTTTGCTAAGTTTGTTGATAGACTTCGTAATAAGTTTTCTAATCTGTTTGACCAAGCAATGCGTGTACAAGTAGTATTAAAAGGTATTTGTACAGCAGAAGAATGGGACATGATGAAAGAAAATATTTATTATGATTTCATTAAAGATAACAACTTTACAGAATTAAAAGATGCTGAGTTAATGACTAACCGTTTAGGTTTGTTACAGACTATTGACCCATATACAGGTAGATACTTTTCTCAATTATGGATTCAAAGAAATGTTTTACGTTTATCTGATGATGAGATTGAAGAAATGGATAAAGAAATTGAAATGGAAAAAGAACAAGGACTTGGACTACCAGTTGGTGTAATGAATGATGTATCACAACAACAAATGATGTCTCAAGTACCGGCACAACCTCAAAATCCAGAGGACCAAAAACATGAAATTGCAATGGCAACAAAACAACAATCCAAAAGTGATAAATAAATTAATTAGGAGAATAAAATGGAAAAAAGTATAATCGACTACGCAATGGACCAAGATGGTGTTCAATTTAGAAATGCACTATATGCTTCTATTCAAGATAAAGTAACTGCACATATTGAAGCAGCTAAACAAAGTTTGGCAAAAAATTTAATTACGCCAGAAGATTATGAAGAATCTGAAGAACAATCAGAAGAATAGATAAATAAATTAACAGGATAAAAAATGGCAAATAGTTATACATACCAACTCATAAAGGACACAACTGAACATTGTGTTATCAAATTAACTGCATCGTTTGATGGCACAGGTCAAGAATCCAATGTTAGTCGTATACAAGCAAACACTTTGTATGGTGCTTTAGCTACAAACGGATATCCTGTTGCCAACTCTCAAGGTGGTGCTGCTAACACATCTTTATCATATTATGGATTACAACTAAATCGTTTATGGTATGACTGTGGTGCTGGTGGTGATGTACAATTATTTTGGGGTTGTGGTGCCGATTCAGCTAATCAAAAACCATTAATCGTTATGAACGGTAATGGCGAATATGATGCAATGGGCAATTGGATTACAATTCCAAACAACGCTTATCCTAATTCAAATTGTAAAGGTGATATTGGTATTATTACAAGAGGTATGGCAGCTAACGATAGTTATACAATGGTTATTGAATTACGTAAAGATAATGCTTATTACCAACGTGGTCAGTTTAATGATCCAGCTGCATTTAACTACGGTACATATAAAATTACTCCATAGGCCAATTATGAAACTTATTAAAGAAATAAACGACAACGTAAACTATACTTACTTAGAAGAATCTAATGGTAAAAAATCTTTACACATTGAAGGTCCTTTTTTAGTTGCTGAAACTAAAAATAAAAATGGTCGTTTATATGAATATAATACTATGAAGAAAGAAGTTAGTCGTTATACAGAAGAATACATTAATAAGCACCGTGCTTTTGGTGAATTAGGACATCCAGAATCACCTTCTATTAATCTTGACCGTGTATCACATATGATTGTAGGGTTAAGAGAAGATGGTAATACTTGGATAGGTAAAGCAAAAATATTAGATACGCCAATGGGTAATATAGCAAAAAGCCTTATTGAAGGTGGTGCTCAGTTAGGGGTATCTTCAAGAGGCATGGGTTCATTGAAGAACGTCAATGGCGTTAACGTAGTTCAACCCGATTTTTATCTAGCCACAGCGGCAGATATTGTAGCAGACCCTTCAGCACCTGGTGCTTTTGTACAAGGTATCATGGAAGGTAAAGAATGGATGTTAGTCAATGGTGTTTGGACAGAACAATATATTGAAGAAGCTAAGAGAGAAATCAAACAAGCTTCAAGAAAAGATATTGAATCAGTAAGTCTACGCATATTTGAGAACTTCATGAAAAAACTTTAAATATAAATATATCCAAATAAATCAAGGAGATTTTCAAAATGGCAAATTTTAATTTATCTGACGCCGCTAAAAGTGTTTTATTAGGCGAAGATTCAAAATCAATTCAAGCATCTACCATTTACGGTAAAAGACCTGAAGGTGGTAAGTTACCTACATCAGTAGTTACTGGTCAACAAGACGCAGGTAAAATTGGTGATTCACCAACAAAAATGGGCGATGCAAATCCAAACTATACTGCTGGCACACCATCTGCTACTCCTCCAGGTGCTACACCTCCTGTAGGTTCACAAAAAGATGGCGTTGGTGCTTCTAAACCAAAAGGTCAACCAGGTGATGAAGGTGCAGCAACTACTCCTGTACAACAATCTGCTACTGACTATGCCGCTATTCGTGACCGTATTGCTGGTAAACGTGCTGCTCAAATGATGATGCCAAATCCAGGTGCCACATTCCAATCTTACGGCGAAGAAACTGAAGTTGAAGAAGAAGAAATCATTGAAGAAGAAAAAGAAGAAGGTCATGAAGATGCTGCTCAAGACAAAGCAATGATGAAAAAAATGTTAAACAAAGAAAAAATGAAAGAGAAAATGAAAGAAGATATGGACGCTTTACTTTCTGGTGAAAATCTTTCAGAAGAATTTGTAACTAAAGCCACTACAATTTTTGAAGCTGCTGTTATTGCTCGTGCTGAAGAAGTTATTGCTGAAGCTGAAGAGCAGTTAATGGAAGAATTTGAAATCGCTGTTGAGTCAATTAAAGAAGATTTGGCAGCTAAAGTAGACGACTACCTAAATTATATGGTAGAAGAATGGATGAAAGATAACGAACTTGCAATTCAATCTGGTCTCAAGTCAGAGATTACAGAAGAATTCTTAACTGGTTTAAGAGATTTATTCATTGAACACAACATCGATATTCCTGAAGATAAGGTAGATATCGTTGAAGAATTGGCAGCTCAATTAGAAGCTACTGAAGCCGTTCTAAATGAAGAAATCGCTCGTGGTGTTGAATTATCAAAAGCACTAAACGAACAGAAAAAAATTGAGGCTATCTACACAGCGTGTGAAGGCCTAACGCAAACTCAAGTAGAAAAAATGAAGTCGCTCGCAGAGGGTGTTGACTTTACTACTGAGGAAGAGTTTACAACCAAACTTGAAACTTTGAAAGAATCATATTTCAAAGCAGATGTGAAAGTTGCAACTACTGATGCTTTAGATGACGAAGTTTTGCTAGAAGAAGAAAAGAGGACAATTAAATCTTCAAATTCTGAAATCGATTATTATGCAAAAACTATTTCACAGACTTTGGTAAAATAATAAATAAAATACCAAAACAAGAAACTCACAAGGAGAATTAAATGTATTTAACAGAAGAATTATCAAAAGCTTGGTCTCCAGTTCTGGATCATCCAGAATTAGAACCAATTAAAGACCCGTACAAGCGTGCAGTTACAACTGTCATTCTTGAAAATCAACGTCAAGCTATGGCTCAAGACCGTCAACAGTTAAACGAAACTTTAACTGATACTGGTCCTACAAACATTGCTGGTGGTGTTCAGAACTTTGACCCAATCTTGATTTCTTTAGTACGCCGTGCTTTGCCTAACTTAATCGCTTATGACGTTGCTGGTGTTCAACCAATGACTGGTCCTACAGGTTTAATTTTTGCAATGCGTGCTCGTTACGACAATCAATCTGGTGCTGAAGCTTTCTACAACGAAGCAAACACAGTATTCTCAGGTACTAAATCTATCAACAACCCATACGGTTTCCAAGGTTCATTAACAACTGATACTGCAAACACATTCCAAAACGTAACTTCTGGTGCAACTACTTCTGGTATTGCATTCCCAACAGCTAACGCTGAGTTGTTAGGTTCTGAATCTGGTGCTGCTTTCCAACAGATGGCATTCACGATTGACAAAGTTACTGTAACTGCTCAATCCCGTGCTCTCAAAGCTGAGTACTCATTAGAATTAGCACAAGACTTGAAGGCAATTCATGGTCTTGACGCTGAAACAGAATTGTCTAACATTCTGTCTACTGAAATTTTGGCTGAAATCAACCGTGAAGTTATTCGTACAATCTATACTTGTGCTGTTGCTGGTGCTCAGTTTGGTACTACTACTGCTGGTTATTTTGACTTAGATACAGACTCTAACGGTCGTTGGTCAGTTGAGCGTTTCAAAGGTTTGATTTTCCAAATCGAACGTGATGCTAACGTAATTGCAAAACAAACTCGTAGAGGTAAAGGTAACGTATTAATCGTTTCTTCTGACGTTGCTTCTGCTATGGCAATGGCTGGTGTATTGTCTTATACTCCTGCTCTCCAAGCTGATTTGCAAGTAGATGATACTGGTAATACATTTGCTGGTTTGTTACATGGCCGTATCAAAGTTTATATCGACCCATATTTTGGTGGTTATATTGCTAATCAAGAACTCGTAACTATCGGTTACAAAGGTTCTTCACCATATGATGCTGGTATTTTCTATTGCCCATACGTTCCTCTCCAAATGGTTCGTGCTGTTGACCAGTTTACATTCCAACCTAAGATTGGTTTCAAAACTCGTTACGGTATGGTTGCTAACCCATTTGCAAAAGGTTTAACTGCTGGTACAGGTACATTAGATGCTCGTACTAACGTTTATTACCGTTTGTTTGGCGTTAAGAACTTGATGTAATCAAATCACCATAGAGTGATACTTTAGAGAGACCTCTTCGGAGGTCTCTTTTTTTATGGCCTAAATACCTGTATGACTGTACTTACAAGAGCCCCTCAAAATATTAATTATTTACAACCGTCAAAGTTTCTTTTAAGCTTTGACAGGATGCCTACTGTTCAATATTTTTGCCAAGAGGTAAATTTACCTGGTGTTTCAATGGGACAAGCTCCTATTAATACTCCAATGTTGGACATATATGCACCTGGCAATAAATTAACCTACAATAACCTTGCTGTATCGTTTACAATAGATGAAGGTTTAATTGGTTGGCAAGAAATTTATAATTGGTTTAAAGCAATGGGTTCTCCAGCAGGATTTGAAGAAAGAAATAGGTTATCTGAAGTACAAAGTAAAAGAACAACTAGTTCTAAAAGTTATTCTAATGCCACTTTAACAATTCTTTCAGCATTAAATAATCCATTAAAAAGAATTACCTATTATAATGCCTTTCCTTTAACATTATCCGATATTCAATTTGATACCAAATCTGACGCAAATCAGATTCTTACCGCTAGTGCATCTTTTAATTACGATTATTTTGAATTTTCTGCAGCTTGACACGATAACATAAGTCATGTTATAATGTAGATTTAGTGTTATTACCTTAAATATATTATGGAAACTTTAGAACAAATACTTGAATTGTGGAAATCTGACGCAGACATAGACCAGACAGAACCTGGCAAAGAACTGTTGA